GATACTGTCTTATGGTTGGTGGTGCAAATACTGCAGTATCCACCTGCGCTCCAATCTTTAGGGCACTCGCACCAGGGATTGGTTCAGCACCAAGAACTGATCCAACAACAAGGGCAACAAGTGCTGAGTATGGTTGGTTGCATTGTGGACCACCAGGTGCAGGTCACTTTGTAAAGATGGTTCATAACGGAGTTGAGTATGGAATCATGCAAGCCTACGCCGAAGGCTTTAATATCCTGCATGAAGCTAATGCTGGGTCAGCTTACATTAAAGCGGGCGATGCTGAGGTTGCTCCTATGGAGAATCCAGAAGATTATCAGTATGATATTGACTGCGCTGAAGTGGCTGAGTTATGGCGTCGTGGTTCTGTGGTTGGTAGTTGGTTGCTCGATCTTACCGCTGATGTTCTACGGGGCGATAGAGAGCTTAGCAAATTCGATGGCGGAGTATCAGACTCTGGTGAAGGGCGTTGGACTGTTCACGCTGCTGTGGATCTTGGCGTACCCTCTCCTGTCATCTCTAGTGCTTTGTGGTCGCGCTTTGAGTCGCGCCGTCTGGGTGCTTTCGCAGCCAAGGTTTTAAATGGTATGAGAGCGATGTTTGGAGGTCACGATGTTCGCTGATGTTCTTAAATGGATAGCCATACCATTTGTACTAACTACCATATACTTTGGAATTAGGAGAGGTGAAAATGTATACTACGATAGCGACAAGTATGATGGAAACGGATGTGCCCACTAATACCAAGGGTATAGTTATTTTTGGTGCTACTGGAGATCTGTGTAAAAGAAAACTAATACCTGCTCTCCATAAACTCTGGGAGAAAGGACTTCTCCCAGAGAACTTCACTATTACTGGTGCTGCTAGGAGAGAACCAACAGCAGAACAATGGAAACAATCTTTGGGGGATTATCCTGAAGAATTTCTTTGGAATTTGGATTATCAATGTGCAGATTTATCTAACATTGATACATTACAAAATCTACCAAAACATGATGATGTAACTTATTTCTTATCTGTACCTCCAGAAAGATATGAAAATGCCATTGTTAGTCTTAAAGAATCGGGACTTTTAAATGACCCAGAAAAATCGCGTCTGGTTATTGAAAAACCCTTTGGGTACGATTATAAATCTGCTTATCATCTACAGTCTGTGGTTGAGCGACATTTACGCGAAAAACAAGTATATCGCATTGACCATTATCTTGGCAAAGATACTGTTAATAACATACTTGCTACTCGGTTTAGTAATATTCTGCTGGAACCACTTTGGAATCGTCAGTACATAGAAGAGATTCAAATCTTTGCAACTGAGACCATTGGTTGTGAAGGACGATCTCAATACTATGAAACTGCTGGTGCAGTTAGAGATATGTTGCAGAATCATATCTTACAGGTTCTTGCACTTATTGCGATGGAACCTCCTAGCAAAATGAATGCTAAGGAAGTTCGTAGAGAAAAAACAAAAGTTCTTGCTGCTACTCGTTTAGGGGAGGATTTGGTCTGTGGACAATACGAAGAATATAATAATGAGGAGGGTGTTGATCCTTACAGTCGCACTCCTACCTTCGTTGCTGGTTCTCTTTATGTCGATAACTGGCGTTGGGAGGGAGTTCCTTTTCGTGTAATGACTGGCAAGAAAATGCCATACCAATGTGTAGAAGTAGTCATCAAACTTAAATCACCACCTCTACAATTATATGATGGAGAAACTAAAGACCGCATTGTTATGCGCTTACAGCCTAACCCTCATCTTGATATTAGGATGGATATTAAGTCCCCAGGGCTATCAGATCAATTGGAACTCGCCACTCTCACCCACAATTATCCGCAGGAAAGAGCAATCGATGGATATGAGAAACTCCTTTATGATGCTATATTTGGTAATCAATCGCACTTTGTACACTCAGACGAAGTCATGGAGTCCTGGAGAATTGTAGAAGACCTTCTTTGCACTGGTGAGGAATGTCCTATTAATACTATTCCATATAGATATAACTCTGGATCTTGGGGTCCAATAACTAAAGTTGAAAAGATTACTAGTTGGGATTTTCCCGCATAAAAACCATGGATAATACTCTGGAGTGGATTAGTGTTGTTTTAGCATTACTTTTTGGAGTTACTATGATTTGTCAAGGATACTTTATTAGTTCTGGAAAGTATGGTTACAAACATACTGAACGAGAAAAAGAAAGGTCCGCTAAAACACGCAAACAATTAGAAAAGGTAATCAAAGGTAAATGAACTCAGACGAAAAGAGAGAGTTTTACAAATCCCTAAGGGAAAGAATTCATCAATTAAGGATTGGTCATTTATTTGAAGAGCCTTGCCCATTGTATGAACCAGAGTGGGATGATGAATTATGGGATAGTAGGTTGACCTATGATTATGATGATGACGAGTAACTGAATTTATGGTATAATTAGTATGATTAAAGCGATTCAATGGCAGTAAAACTACTACTTCTCAAGTCTGGGGAGATGCTAATCTCTGATGCAAAAGAGTTGGTATCTGATGAAAATCAAACAACACCATACGGTTATGTTTTGGATTTGCCCCATATTGTAATTACCAATTCTAAAGATAGTTCAAATAAAGAAATTGATATTATTTTTAGACCTTGGATTGTGATTAGTAAGGAAACAAAAATGATGATTCCTACTGATTGGGTTGTTACTATTGTGGATCCCATCGATGACATCGCTAAGATGTATGTTGATGATATGAAACGAATTAAACCAAAAGTAGAAAATACGGAGGATGAAAATGTCGATTAAATGTGTCTTGGTAGATATTGATAAAGTTCTTATCTGTGAAGTTGAAGAAGTGATGGCAGAACCTGGTGAACCAGATTGTCGTCTAATTAAACCATATCTTTTCAATTCTATTGATGATATGAAACCTTGGATTCCTGCTTCCAATCAGGAAGAATATATGCTAAGATCAGATGACATTCTTACAATCGCTGATCCACTACCAGAGGTAATTGAAAAATACGAGGAACTAACAAAGTAATGGCACTATCAAAAAGTACTCTAGAACATTTACTTGAAGCGGAGTCTCATATCCGAGCAGCAATTAAGTCTGCTGCAGTAAATGAAAAACCTCTAGTTGTAAAAAATCTCTCTGATATTCTTATGAGTATGGAGCAGACAAAGAAATTTGATGAGATCATGGATATGATCGAAAATCGAGAACCTGGAAGCAACGGTATGTTTGGTTCCTTTTTTAATGATGATGAAGAATGAGATTTTACACAAACGTTCAGATGGTTGGGGACAACTTCTTGGTTCGTGGTTATGAAGATGGAAAACACTTCGCAACCCGTGAGAAGTTTTACCCAACCCTTTTTGTTGATTCCCCACAAAAGAAAACTAACTACAGAACTCTGAATGGAGATCATGTAGCAAAAATTAAACCAGGAACTGTACGGGAATCTAGAGATTTTATCAAAAAGTACAATGAAGTTCAAAACTTCAATGTCTATGGTAATGAGCGTTTTATCTATCAGTATATTTCGGATAAGTATCCTGAAGAAGAATTGAAGTTTGATATTGAGAAGATCAAACTCACTACTATTGATATTGAGGTTAAGTCTGAGTATGGATTCCCTGATGTAGAAAGTTGTGCTGAAGAAATTCTTCTCATCACAATTCAAGATTATACTACCAAAGAAATTATTACTTGGGGTCAAGGTCCTTTCAAACTAAAGCAGGGTAATCATTATTACAAACAGTTTAATAATGAGTTTGATCTGCTTAGTGATTTCATCAATTGGTGGATGATTGAAGAGAATACTCCTGAGGTTGTAACTGGGTGGAATAGTAAACTGTATGATATCCCGTACATGTGCCGTAGGATTGAGAGAATCCTTGGTGAGAAGTTGATGAAGCGTATGTCTCCTTGGGGGCTTGTTACAGAAGAAGAAACCTTCATTGCTGGTCGTAAGTATATTTCTTACGATATTGGTGGTGTTTCTCAGTTGGATTATCTTGATCTATACAAGAAGTTTACTTATAAGGCACAGGAATCATATCGTCTTGACTATATTGCAAGTGTAGAACTTGGGCAGAAAAAACTTGATCACTCTGAGTTTGATACTTTTAAAGACTTCTACACTAATGGGTGGCAAAAGTTTGTAGAATACAACATCATTGACGTAGAACTTGTTGACCGTTTGGAAGACAAGATGAAACTCATCGAATTAGCACTCACTATGGCATACGATGCTAAAGTGAACTATGAAGATGTATTCTATCAAGTTCGCATGTGGGATACGATAATTTATAACTATTTAAAACGGAGGAATATTGTTATTCCTCCTAAAAATAGATCAGACAAGTCCGATAAGTACGCAGGTGCGTATGTCAAGGAACCGATTCCAGGAAAGTATGATTGGGTGGTCAGCTTTGACCTTAATAGTCTGTATCCTCATCTTATTATGCAATATAATATTTCCCCAGAGACGCTTCAGGATACCAGGCATCCATCAGCAACAGTTGATAAAATACTTAATCAAGAATTGACTTTTGAGATGTATAAGGATACTGCGGTATGTGCCAATGGTGCCATGTATCGTAAAGATGTTCGTGGGTTCTTGCCAGAACTCATGGATAAGATGTATGCTGAGCGTGTAATCTTCAAAAAGAAGATGATTGCTGCTAAAAAGGCATATGAAAAAACACCAACTAAAGACCTGGAAAAAGAGATTGCACGATGCAACAATATCCAGATGGCTAAGAAGATTTCACTCAACTCTGCTTATGGTGCTATCGGTAATCAGTATTTTAGGTACTATAAACTGGCCAATGCGGAGGCGATTAC